ATCTCCAAGGCTACCGCCATTGATAAGTGTTTGTGTACCACTGGCAAGAGGAATAACCCACTTAGCTGCGGCTGTTATTGCCGTTTGTGTTGCTAATATTGTTGCTGTAGTAGCTCCCGCTCCCGCTATAAATGGAGCCAGATACGGCGCACCGATAGTAACCGCTAAAGTTGCAAGAGCCTCAATAGGGTTGTCAAGCGCGTAATCAATAACGTCAACAACACCGCTAACAACAGGTTCTACAATCTCGTCTACGACCCAATCAATGGCGTCAGCTACAACGTCAACAACCGTACCAACAACGTCAGCTACAACGTCAACAACTGTTTCAATAACTTTAACAACTGCGGCCATATTTACATAATCTCACTTAAAGGTGTCTTGCCTAAAAATATATACGCTTGAGAGTTACCGTCAGCCAACCTGCCCACGGCTAACTTACTGTCACCTTTGTCTACATATCGTTTCCACACTTCAAACGCTTTATCGTATATTGGACCGTCGTACTGAGTTATATAATTGGTAATGCCCTTTTCTTGCATATACGTAAAATATTTTAACCCTGCCGATATAAAATTTTGCGCTGTATCAACGGTAAGCCCACGACCAACCATCTTGTGTTTGTCCTTACCCTTACCACGATGCCCAATAAATGCCGTGTTCCCAAACTGCACTAGGTCAGTATCGGGCATTGTAATTTCTTTCATTATCGAAGCTAGAACAACTTCTGTTGGATATTCCGTAGAATTGTAATTACCCGCAAACTCTGTAATAATTTGCGCAGGTTCTAACTGAGTGATTTTGCTATCAATTACAGTAGACATCCTACACCTCCGTAGAAAATAATGCAGCCGAGTATATGTTACCCATTCCAGCGGCTAGACTAAGAAATGGCCCTTGTGGGGCTGGCGCATCGTAGGACAGAAACACGTCATCAGCTTCTGTTCTATTGAGGATTTGAGGTACAATACCGCGTTCTAGGTCATTTAGCAACAGTCCTGTCTCCAGTAGGCCACTAGCGCTTAACGTATGCCCTATTCGTGGTTTATACGATGTTGCCACAAACTCATCAAGGCTGCGTAACAGTGCTGCTTTCTCTGCTTTGTTGTTGGCATCTGTGCCAGTGCCGTGGGTCTTGACTATCTTTACGTCTCGCTTGTCTAGCTTGGCTACTGTTAGCGCCCCGTCTATAGCTTTAGAGTATCCTTCGCCATCAGGACGTTGCCCTAGCGGGTTTGTGTTGTTTTCAGCAGATGTATACGCCCCAAGGAACTTAGCCATAGGCTTTGACATGTTAGGATGCTCTCGTTCAAACACTGCTAATGCGGCCCCCTGCCCAACATGAAACCCTGTATTTGTCCCGTCAAACGCAGAGGGCACACGAGTCGAATCTAAAGGTATATTTGCCTTCGCGTCCCCAAAGAACTCTAAAGATGGTACACAGACAGAATCCTCCCCTGCAAGAACAATCGCGCGGTCAAAACCGTAGTGCCAAAACAAATTCTGCATATCCATTAACACCTTTAGTCCTGAAGCGCAGGCACTAGCATCTGTAGATACATGGTCGTGTACGTGAAATATGCTGGCAATGCGCCCTGCGTAGATGTTCGTAAGCGTAAGGAAGGGTATTTTGGTTTTATAGTGTAGCTCTGCTTCGGTGTTTCTATCGTATCGCCCACTTGTGCCCATCCAACCTTGACTACCTGCCGCAAACATAAATGCAGTTTTGCCCTTTACAGGGTTATTGACTACATAATCTATAGTTTCTTGCAGTATCACTTTGTCAAAGGCTTTATGCGGTGGGTAAAACAACCCAGACTTTGCTCGCCTGAACGTATCTTTTACAATGTGGACACGCTGTGGGAAGGCTATATCCTCGTAAACTGTTGTTTCTGTGGTAGATAACGTTTCGCAATGGGTCATGTATATCATGTAACAGTCTCCATAGCAGCTTCTACGGAGTCAAAATCGCGTTTTTTGTTTTCCTGCATGAACTCGTGCATGGTGCTTAAAGACTCCATTGGTACGTTAAAATCTTCTGACTCGGGTATGCCGTAAATGTCCATCAGTAGCACCATGATAAGCGTCACATCCAAGCTATCTAGCCCGATATCTTCTTCTGATAGTTTTGTTTCTAAGGAAGTTGGTTTTGTGTATTTTTCTGGACGCGGGTTGGTTTCAAGCACGCAAGCGTCAAAGAGTTCTATAAAATCCATTTTGCACCTATTTGTTAAGGGTGCAGTCACAATACAACATTTTTATACTGGTGGCTAGTTAAGTTACTTCAAGAATACTAGCTACAACGTGTAACCTGTTAGCAGTAGCGGCTGTCACCTTTACTATTTCTCCTGCGCCTACAATTAGCGGAGCGGTTAGTAGCTCTACAGTCCCGCTGGCCCCTACAGCTTTGACGTGAAATAGGCTAAATACAGACGATCCGTTTGTTATAGTAACCGTTATAGTGTCTGCATTCCCGCTGTCCTCGGACACAAGTATAGACTTTACTATGCCTGTTGTCAGTGCAGCGCAGGTATACAGCGTGGTCACGTCAGTGGTTGTGAGGTCTTTTTTCGCGTTTACATATACATTTCCCATTAGCCTATAAACCACCCTATAGCTTCAGATTGTTTCGCTAAAGAATTGTTCCGCAACGCGCTATCCAACTGATTAAAATACAATCGCAAAACTTTGTTAGCTTCTTCAAACTGAAACGGTTCGTATTCTTTAGGCGGGTATGGCAGTGCTGGCGCACGAAACCCTATGATGTGGTCGTTATTAGCCATTACCGTCTCCCATCAGGGCGCATGTCAAGTCTAGGCGAACCTAGCTGCCATTGTACGCCTACAGTAGAGGATTCTATTTTCATAGACATTTGCCTACCTCTTACGCGAGTGTGTATTTGACTTGTATATACATCAACAGGAGAACTAGCGGTACGTACCACTGTCCCTGTGTTTACACCACTCTCAGACGTTGGCGAGTTATACCCTGACCCTGACGAGTTTAGAGGGAGCAGTGTCATGTTTATAGTTGGTGTACTACCTGTAGAACCCTCGAATGACACATCTGGTATCAATCTGGACACAAGCGCAAATTGATGACCGTCATCAAGGTCAAATTCAGCAGAGGTTATAAACGCGGATATAGCAGCGGGTGTAGCTGTCTCGTTGTCGTCTATACCTTTCTCATGTTCTACGACCACGCCGTTGTACGTAGTTGCAAGTGGGAAAGCCCGAAGTCCTGAATCCAACCACGCAGATCGTGCCATAGACCCATAATACCATATGTTATCAACGTAGTTGTAGACGATATAGCTATCGGCAGTAACCACATCTGAAGAGCAATAGAACCACCACACTTCGTTAAACGCTTCGTTGTTACCCGCAAAGACTTGTTCAAATTGTTCTGGGTTAAAATCGCTAAACACGTATTTACGTAAATCACAGGGTAATGGCTGCGTACGTCCATCGTATTTGTAGAACCTATCTTTACCCATCCAGTAGGCGACACCGTTAGCGTAGGCTACAGCGTTTTGTGAGGCTATAGAGGTCTGTTCGCCAACCAGCGTAGCGGCCCACACTCCAGATTCTGCACCCACGTACTGCAGGGAATACATAGACGAGTCAGTCCATATCAAGACTTCTTGTCGAGCCTGAGAGGCAGCTATAATCTCTGTGCCCCGAGACAGTCGCAAGCTACCCGCTTGGTTCGTCGCATCAGGAGTCCAATTTTCAGCGTTTTCTTGGTCAGACCAACGAATTAACATAGGGTCTTGGATGATTGAGCCTAGCGGGTTACCGCCAAAACAAAACACAAAACGGTTAATATCCGACACGAGAATAGAGTTTTGTATTATAGGTATGTTTGATCCTGTTAGTTCTACCGCCCTAGTACGCAGGTCATTTGTAGCTTCCCAGTAGTATATACGACCCCCTCGGAACCCAAAGATCAGGTCTTCACCAAAGTTTTGTTGTGTCCATACACGTAGCTCCTCTTGGCTGGATAAACCTGTACCGTACAAACCTGCACCCCAGCCCCCTGCACCCCAACCTGATAGGTCTGAGGCTGTAGATACACCGACGTTAAGTTGATACGCCCCTACGGTTGCACTACCGCCGTTACCTGAGTCAGATGAAGTAGATGCTACATTGGTAAATGTAAGCGTTGTATTGCTAAAACTTTTTGCCAGTATTGTGTACTTACTGTCGCCTTCAAGAGTTAGTATTTCGTACTCTAAGTTTAATACAATAGCAGTGAAATTACCGCCT